GAGGTACTGCGAAGTAAGCACTAACTTACATTGATGGGGGGAGGGTCATGGCCTATGGAATTACTTTTGCAGGAGCCTCTGAAGTACACAAAAAAGTAAAACTAAAAAGGACTAATTAGGGACAGATGAAGTAACCATAAGTACTTGATTTATAAAGTAAAAGTAGTGTAGACTACAAAGTGCTTAAAATGTAGGCAGTGTACACCTTAGCAAGGGAACTTCAGCGTAGCGTTAAAGTAAACATAAGTGTGACTACAATCACATAAAAGTAAAAATATATGTGTATACGACAATAAAAGCTTGACAAATAGATATAAGTATGATACAATATTCTCTATAGCAAATAACTATGTTTACTAAGTAGCCTGACCCCACTACTAAGTTAAGACTAAGTAGTCTGATCCATACACCCTAGTAGGGGAACATATAAGTTAAATACCACTTAAATTAAATATTATAAGTAAATTAATATTAATTACTTAGTAAGTATATTTATATGTCTATATAACTTAAATATAATGTCTTAGTACTCTATAGTACTATATGTAAAAGTCTCCCCTATAGAGGATAAAGACGATGGAAGTAAAAGATGATAATGTCTCAATGGTTATGTCGCCTAAACTACGTGGTAAGGGCAGACCTCCAAAGACTGACCTTCAAGCAGTTAAAAACAGAACAAAGAATAAGGTAGGTAGACCTGTAGGTGATGCAGGTAGACTTCAAGAGTTCAAGGAAAGATTACTAGCCACAGGCGGTACTAGAATACTTGATAAGATGATTCAGATAGCTTTGGATGATGAGCATCCCGGACAGATGGCAGCAATTAAGTTAGCAATGGATAGGATATTACCAGCCTCAGTGTTTGATGCAGCTAAGAGTGGTGGTAGTATGCCTCAGATTAGTATTAACATTAGTGGTCTTAATAGTCCTATTGTGTCTACCTCAGACGATGTGATTGACGTATGACACAGTTAAACTTCCAACTGCTTAAGTGGCAGCAGAGTGTCTTTAAAGATACTACAAGGTTTAAGGTAGTTGCAGCTGGTAGGCGTTGTGGTAAGTCAAGGCTGTCAGCTGTGTCGTTATTGATTGAAGGTTTGAATTGTCCTGATGGGTCAGCTGTGATGTACATAGCACCTACCCTAGGACAAGCTAGAACTATTATGTGGGACTTGCTGCATGAGCTAGGCAGACCAGTCATTAAGTCCAGCCATGTGAATAACTTAGAGATTACTCTAATCAATGGTAAGAAGATTCTAGTACGAGGTGCTGATAACCCAGATAGTCTTCGAGGAGTGTCCTTAGTCTATGTCGTACTTGATGAGTGTGCTTTCGTTAAAGAAGATGTATGGCAGAAGATCATACGAGCTTCACTGTCTGATAAGAAGGGTAGAGCCTTATTTATATCTACTCCCTCAGGCCGTAATTGGTTCTATGATGTCTTTAAGCTAGGTAGCTTTGAAGATGAAGAGGATAGGATTGATGAGGAGTGGAAGGCATGGCACTTCACCACTCAGGACAATGAGACTATTGATCCTAAGGAGATTGAGGCTGCTAAGAGAACATTGAGTTCCTTTGCATTCAAGCAGGAATACCTGTCTAGCTTTGATACCTCAGGTGCAGATGTCTTTAAAGAGGAATGGTTCAAGACTGCTAAGGAACCTCAGTATGGAAGCTACATTGTAGCCATTGACTTAGCTGGCTTTGAAGAGGTTGGCAAGAATGCAGGTGCATCTAAGAAGAGATTGGATGAGACAGCTATTGCAGTTGTTAAGTTAAAAGATAATGGTGATTGGTGGGTAGATAAGATACAGCATGGTAGATGGGACATCAGAGAGACTGCTGTGAACATCTTAAAGATTGTAAGAGACTATCAACCAACAGCTGTAGGTATTGAGCGAGGAGCACTAAAGAATGCTGTACTGCCTTACCTGACTGACTTGATGAGGAAGAATAACATCTACTCACACATTCAGGACTTGACTCACGGTAATAAGAAGAAAGCTGATAGGGTTGTCTGGAGCTTACAAGGTCGTATGGAACATGGAAGGGTATCCTTCAATGAGTCAGAGGACTGGAGTGAGTTTAAGGATCAACTGATTATGTTTCCCACAGCTGGTGTACATGATGACTTAGTAGATGCTCTAAGTTACATTGACCAACTGGCTATAGCTTCCTACAATGCTGACTACGAAGAAGATGAGTGGGAAGTTTATGATAAAATATCAGGATATTAAATATGCAATGCCCTATTGAAACACAAGACGTTAAAGAGAACCTTAAGAAGCGTGACTGGGCTTTTAAGAATGTAGGTTATGGCCCAGCTAATCCTGAACTCTCCAATGGAGCCTTCTGGAATGCTAAAGCTAATGAGTGGCAAACAAGTCTCTCACAGGCTAAATCAATGCGTTGTGGTAACTGCTCAGCCTTTATTCAGACACCTCAGATGATGGAGTGTATACGTTCAGGCATAGACCAAGAGACTGATAGCTATGCTGGTGATGTCGTAGATTCAGCTAAGCTAGGCTTCTGTGAGTTATTTGACTTCAAGTGTGCAGCTGAGAGAACTTGTAGTGCATGGTTAGTAGGTGGCCCAATAACATCCAGTAAAGTTGAGATTGATGACAATGCTCTGGATGATTCAACTAAGGATATGTGATTATGGATGAAATTGGTAAAGACAGTCCCTTTGAGGAACCTACAGAGTCTGAGAAGGAATTAACTTCTTGGGTGATAGAGCATACAGATCGCTGGCGTGACCACCGAGATGCTAACTACATTGACCTGTGGGAAGAGTATGAGCGTATCTTCCGAGGTCAGTGGGCTGTAGAAGATAAACAACGTGAGTCAGAGCGTAGCCGTATAATCTCTCCAGCTTCTCAGCAAGCTGTTGAGACTCGCCATGCTGAGATCATGGAAGCCATCTTTGGTCAGGGTGAGTTCTTTGACATCCAAGATGACGTTAAAGATGTCAATGGTAATCCCTTTGATGTTGAACAGATCAAGGTTCAACTACACGAAGACTTCAAGCGAGATAAGATTAAGAAGTCAGTTGACCATGTTGAGTTAATGGCTGAAATATATGGTACAGGTATTGGTGAGATTATTGTTAAGACTGAGAAAGAATATACTCCGTCTACTCAAGCCATTCCCGGTATTGCCAATGCAGCAGCTATTGGTGTTCAAGAGAAGGATAGGATTTCAGTTAAGATCAAGCCTATCAATCCTAAGAACTTCCTCATTGATCCTAATGCTGATTCCATTGACGATGCTCTGGGCGTTGCTATTGAGAAGTACGTTTCCATTCATAAGGTTGTGGCAGGTATCGAAAGTGGGATTTACAAGAAAGTAGACATCACACCTCAGTTTGATGATGACAAGCTTGAGCCTACTCAGGATCTACGTACCTTTGAAGACGATAAAGTTAAGTTGTTAACTTATTATGGATTGGTTCCTCGTGAGTACTTAGAAGGCATGGAAGAGAGCGACAGTGAAATCACAGACCTGTTCCCAGATGACTCAGTAGCTGATAACCATTCTGACTTAGTTGAGGCTATCATTGTGATTGCCAATGACTCAGTACTGTTGAAGGCTGAAGCTAATCCTTACATGATGAAGGACAGACCTGTTATTGCCTACCAAGACGATACAGTTCCCGGACGCTTCTGGGGTCGAGGTACGATGGAGAAAGCCTACAATATGCAGAAGGCTATTGATGGTCAGCTTCGTGCTCACATGGACTCTCTAGCCCTCACCACAGCACCAATGATTGCTATGGATGCTACAAGGCTTCCTCGTGGTGCTAAGTTTGAGATTAAGCCCGGTAAGGCTATCTTGACCAATGGTGCACCTTCTGAGATCTTGTATCCATTCAAGTTCGGTCAGACTGATGGTAACTCAGCAGCTGCAGCGCAGAACTTTGAACGTATGCTCCTGCAAGCTACAGGCACAGTTGACAGCGCAGGTATGCCATCTAACGTACCTCGTGATGCTGGTGCTGGTGGTATGTCAATGGCTATGGCTGGCATCATCAAGAAGTACAAGCGTACATTGAGTAACTTCCAAGAAGACTTCATGATCCCGTTCATTAACAAGGCTGCATTCAGGTATATGCAGTTTGACAGTGAGCGTTATCCTTCAGTTGACATGACCTTTATCCCAACAGCTACCTTGGGTATCTTGGCTAGAGAGTTTGAACAACAACAGATGATTGGTTTGTTGCAGACACTTGGCCCTAATACTCCAGTATTGCCATTGATTCTTAAAGGTATCTTGCAGAATAGCTCATTATCTAACCGTGGTGAACTAATGCAAGCTCTAGAGCAGATGTCACAGCCTAATCCACAGGCTGCTGAGGCTCAACAGATGCAACAACAGGCTGCAATGCAACTTGCACAGGCTCAAGTGGCTGATCTGCAGTCCAAAGCTCAGAAACAGTCAGCTGAGGCTCAGAAAACTATGGTTGAAACTCAGTTAGCCCCTCAACTGGCTCAAGCAAAGCTTACAGCAGCCATTTCTACCAATTTAGATGAAAATAATGAAAGCAAAGACTTTGAAAGACGGGCTAGAATGACCGAACTTGCTCTTAAAGAGCGTGATTTAAACATAAAAGAGAATGATAGTGTTAGAAATGAACGTATTACCATGATGCAAATGCACAATAAAAACCAACAACAGGCTGATTTTAAGGCTGCACTTGGAGATTAAATGGAAGAAATTATAATACTTGCTAAAGAGCTTAGGAAAGTAAAGACTAAGCTGGCATCTTTAGCGGCTATTCCTCTTCCAGTTGCAGGTTCTACTGGAGCACAAGGACTTATTGGTAAAACTGGTAAGGACGGCAAGGATGGTAAAGACGGTAAAGACGGACTTGCTGGTGCTACTGGTAAACAAGGTAAAGAGGGAGAGGAAGGAAAAAAAGGTGTATCCATTGTAGACGCTGAAGTAGATATAGATGGTACTTTATCTTTTGAGTTATCTGATGGTAGCATTATTAAGACTACAACAGAGGTTGTTGGCGCTCAAGGCCCTCGTGGTATTCCCGGTGCATCGGGAGATTCTAGTAGCAGTGTTTCTAGTGGAACAGCTCAATTAGATTTTAATACGGGTAATAAAACAGCCACAGTAGTAGTTACTGAAGTAGTAAGCGCACTAACTACATCAAGGGTTTTTGCAACAATGCGAATTGAAGCAACAGCAAACCATAGCGAAGATGACTTGCTTGTTGACCCTATTCGGCTGGCTATCAAGAGCCTTGTGGCTGGAGTTGGCTTTACAATATATGGCGAGATGGACAATGCAAAAGCTAACGGCCTTTATAAAGTCGATTGGTCACTACAAAATTAACAGGAGAATTAAATGGCAGTAGAACTAAAAAGTGGTGCAAGCTCGGACTTAGGCACAATCGACCCAGTAAGTAAGGCACTACGTGTTACTCAATACAACACTGATGGGTCTGTTTTAGACACAAAAGTGCCTGTGGCTCTTTCGATAAACCCCGTTACAGTTGTAAACAATGACATCTTTGCCTCTACAGATGTAAGTGCTTACAAATATGTATCACTTCAGCTAACAGGCACTTGGGCTGGAACAGTTAAGTTTCAAGGCTCAAACAACAATGGTACTTTTGAAGACCTCGTGGTTCAAAACACAGGTATAGTTTTAGAGCCTTATGTAACAAGTTTAACTGCTAATGCTGGCGTAAAGATTCCTATTCTATTTAAATTTCTGCGTATTCGAGTAACTTCCTACACATCTGGCTCTGTTACTGGTACTGCTTTTGGATACAAAGAAGATGCCAATACAGGTCAAATTTCTACTGTTGGTACAGTTGTTATTGGCTCAGGCTCTACTTTATTGAGCAAGATAGTAGTGGGAGCAGCAGGGGCAATCGATGTTAACTCAGGAAGTGTAAAAGCTTCTGCTGGAACTTTAAGGTCTATTGCTTTTACCAACTACACGGCAGGTGGAAGGCACTTTAAATTGTACAACACAGCAAGTACACCATCAGCAGGGGTTGGAACTCCAGTTATGGTATGTAGTCTTCCAGCAGGGGGAACAATGTCTTTCCCCTTACCAGTTGAAGGTCTGCTTTTTTCTAATGGCATTGGATACACGATGACTTGTGGTGTAGCAAATAGTGATGTAACAACCACAGCAACAGCACCTGATTTCAGCGTTTCGCTAATTTATTCATAAAAGACTTGACAAAGTGTTGTTTTTATGCTACAATAACACTTATATAAGTTATTAATAGAAGGATAAGCCTTATGGCCCCTGATTTGCAACGTTATTACGAAGAAACCTTCAATACCATGAGTACTGAGGGTTGGAAGTACCTCTTAGAGGACTTAGAAGAGATTAAGGTTAGTTTAAACAATCTTTCTACTGTCAACGATACACAAACACTCTTTTATCGTCAAGGACAGTTAGACATTATTGAATTAATCTTAGGGCGTAAGGCTACGTGTGAGAAGGTATTTGAGGAGTTAGAAGATGAGTAATCGTCTATATGACTTCTTATGTCCCAATGACCACGTAACTGAATCGCTGGTTGATAGCGATCATATCACTGCTAAATGTAAGGTATGTAGTAAGGACGCTATCAGGGTTGTATCCTCCCCAAGGATAAAGCTGGATGGTTGCTCAGGCGATTTCCCTTCAGCTTCCGATAGGTGGATACAAGTACGAGCTGAAAAGCTCAGGCAGGAAAAGAAGCAGAACGCATCCCACGTGGGTGACTAACTCTGAATTCATTTATAACACTCCTAAAACCCGTATAGGGCAGGACGAAAGGTAGGTATGGCTCTCATTGACCAAGAAGAATTGGGACAAAGCGAATTTGATGCAGTAGATGAACAACAGGCAGCTAGACAACAAGCACCTGAAGAACCACAACAGCAAGTCTCTAATGTTCCCGACAAGTATCGGGGTAAAAGCTTAGAAGACATCGTGACAATGCACCAAGAGGCTGAAAAGCTAATTGGAAGGCAAGCTCAAGAAGTTGGGGAAGTTCGTAGACTAGCAGATGAGCTTTTGAAACAGCAACTCTCCTCGAAACCAGTACAGCCACCAGTAGTAGAGAATGAGGTAGACTTCTTTGAAGATCCTCAGTCAGCGATTCGTAAAGCAGTTACAAATCATCCTGATGTATTAGCCGCTAAACAAGCCTCACAGCAACTTAGGCAGATTCAGACACAAGCAATGCTCAACAAGAAGCATCCTGACTTTGCAGATGTAGTACGTGATGGTGAGTTTATTGAATGGGTTAAAGCCTCTCCCATGAGACTTAATATCTATGCAATGGCTGATGCTAACTATGATTTTGCAGCAGCAGATGAATTACTCACGACATTTAAACAGATCCGCACATCTAAGACACAACAAACCACTGATGCCGGAAATGCTGTACGCAAGCAAAACTTGTCAGCAGCATCTGTAGATGTTGGAGGGACTGGAGAATCATCTAAGAAAGTATATCGTCGTGCCGACCTTATCCGGCTACGTATGACAGATCCCAACCGCTATGAAGCACTTGAACCTGAAATTCGAGCTGCCTATGCTGAGGGAAGGGTTAGATAATTTAAATTAATAATATTCTTTAGGAGAATTAAAAATGGCTTTAGGTACAGCTCACGTAACGGTTACGACCGCTAATACATTCATCCCCGAAATCTGGAGTGATGAAATCGTTGCAACATACAAGAAGAACTTGGTGTTGGCAAACTTGGTTAAGAAGATGTCCTTCAAAGGTAAGAAAGGCGATACAGTTCGCATTCCTTCACCTACACGTGGCGATGCTTCAGTTAAAGCAGCTTCAACTCAGGTAACACTGATTGCAGCTACTGAGGGTGATGTTGTTGTTACAATCGACAAGCACTATGAGTACAGCCGCTTGATCGAGGATATTGTCGAAGCTCAAGCTTTGTCTTCACTGCGTACCTTCTACACTGAAGATGCAGGTTATGCTTTGGCTCGTCAAGTTGACACATCATTGATCCAGTTGGGTCGTGGCGTTCAAGGCGGTACAGGTACATCTGCCAACTCAGGTGCTTTCTCAGGTGCTGACGGTACAACAGCTTATGTTGCTTCCGCTAATACAGGTTTGGGTGCTATCACTGATGCAGCGATTCGTCGTTCCATTCAGCGTTTGGATGACAATGACGTTCCTATGGACGGTCGTTTCCTTGCCATCCCACCTTCAACACGTAACACTTTGATGGGCTTGGCTCGTTATACTGAACAAGCCTTTGTTGGTGAAGTTGGTAATAACAACACCATCCGTAACGGTGAAATTGGTAACTTGTATGGTGTTCCCGTGTTTGTTACTTCTAATGCTGATACAACATCTGGTTCTACCGCTTGCCGTATTGCATTGTTGGCTCATAAAGACTTCGCAGTCTTCGTTGAACAAATGGGTGTACGTTCACAGACTCAGTACAAACAAGAGTACCTCGGTACATTGTTCACAGCTGATACACTGTACGGTATTAAAGAACTGCGTGACGGTTCAGCAGTTGCTTTGGCTGTTCCAGCTTAAGTAATATAAGGGTTCCCACTCACAAGGTGGGAGCCTTTTTAATGTGCTTCATAAAGCATATCAGAAAGGTAACATATTATGAAATTTAAATGTAAAACAACTGATCTTGTATACAGGTTTGAACATCAAGTTGATATTGTATCTATGAAAGAGCATCCTGACTACGAGGAAGTAGTTGAATCTGAGCCTGTGGTAGCACCTAAAGCAACTAAGAAAACAGTAGTAAAGCAAGATGAAGACACTATCAACGGGGTATAACCTAACAGCTGCTACCCTGACTACTGTATATACAGTACCTACAGGTTATTACGCTAAATGTATCCTATTGCATACTTGTAATACATCCCCTAGTAAACACATAAGTTTTAGTTGGTATAGAGCTTCTACAGCTACTACGATTGCTGTGGTATCTGAACAAGTACTAGCAGCTAGAACAACACTGGACTTGCTAACTAATAGTCAATGTTTTGTAATGGAAGAAGGTGACTACATTACATCTATTACAGAAGCAGGTGCAACAATGTCAATCGTAGCTACGTTTGAGTTATACAGAAAAGGCGAGTAATAATCATGGCAACTACTCCTCAATCACTGACACCTGAACAGGTTGCCCAAATTGTAGCCGCAGGTCGTGGTAATACAGTCAATATTGGTGGTACTTTGTATGGTGCTGACTATGCTGATACTGGTTCTGGTGAGACTTTCCAAGAAGGAGCACTACAGAACATCTATGGCTCTTCAGGTCAAGTAGGTGAGGGTCTTCCTTACTATCAATATGATCCGACAGGTGCTTATACCCGTACAGGAAGTCAGCAGAAAGTAGGCTCATTCTTTGGTGGCCTTGGAGAAATGTTTTCAGACCCAGTGTTTCTAGCAGCTTTAGGTGGTGCTGGTTATGCAGGTTTGTTAGGTGGCGGTGCTGCAGGAGCTGCAGGTGTAGTAGGTAGTGACTTAGCTGGTTTAAGCGGTATTCCAGCAGGTACGGGTGCTTTAACAGCTGCTGAAGCTGCAGCTTTGTATGGTATTCCAGCTGATGTATGGGCAGCTGAGATGGCAGCAGCAGCTCCAGCCTCTGAAGTTGCAGCAGCAACCGCAGCAGCTAATGCAGCCTCTACAGGTCTTACAGCAGCACAGATTGCTAACTTAGCTAAGGCTGGTATTAGCTTAGCAGGTCTTACAGCAGCTAATAAATTAATTAGTAATCCAGCTACGTCAACTAAGACAACTGCAGCTCCTATCACATACTCAGGTGGCGGTGGAGGTGGTTACTCTCCTGACTACTTCAGCCAACTACAGAGCAACTACAATAGCTTGATGCCTAACGTACCTCGTGACGTTGCAAGCCCATTGCAGAACTGGTACTCAACTCAATTCAATCCCGGCGGAGCTTCAGTTGCTGGTTTGTTTGGTGACATGACTGGCGGTGGTGGTACTACAGCAGGTGGAATGACTCCTAATACAGGTGTTAAGCCCGTAACAGCTCCTATTGTTAAGCCTGTTACTACTATACCTACAACAACCGTTCCTACAACGACTATACCTACCACTACTGTTCCAACTACTACAGCACCCACAACAACAACACCAGCTACAGTTGTTAATCCCGGCTCAGCTGGTTATCAGTATGCTACGACACAATTAGGTTTAACACCCGCAGCATATTTAAACAACATTAACCAGTGGATTCTTGATAATCCTAGAGCCTCTAGAGATCAGATTGATGCTGTAATGGCTCAAGCTGGTGTTAGCCAAGCTGACTTGCAAGAGGCTTTACGTACCTCAACATTCTCAGATGCTACTAAGTATGCACTGACACATGGTGGAAGCACTGGTGATTTAAACAATATTATTACTAACTATATTGCACAGAATCCTACAGCTACTAATGCTCAAATTCAAGCACAACAAACTCAGTATGGTATTTCAGATGAAGATATAGCTCGTGCTATGACAGCTCTGAACTCTTCACCAGCTAAAGAGTATGCTGTTATCAATGACATGGGGCTGAATCAATACTATCAGAACATTGCAAACCAAGCTAAATCAGGTATTTCAGCAGCTGACGCTGTAGCGCAAATGAGACAATATGGTGTAAGCCCCGGAGATGTCTCAAAAGCTTATAGCTTGTTTGCTCCTTCTGGTGGTCTTACTCTAGATGAAGTCTTAGCTGCTTACAACAAATAATCCCACAGGAACTTAAATGGCAAATACAATCATTACAAAGAACAGTAGCACAGCCTCTGCAGTTCCTGCTGCAGGTGACTTAGTTGCTGGTGAGTTAGCTGTAAACACTACAGACAAGAAACTGTTTACCAAAGACAGTGGTGGTACAGTTGTTAAAGTTGTTGGCTCACTTGGTAATCAAGAAGCTTCAGCACTGGCTGTCACAGGTGGTACAGCAGCTGGTGTAGCCATCACTGGTGGTACTATCAATAATACACCCATTGGAGCAACCACTGCAGCTGCTGTAACAGGTACTACAGTAACTGCTACTACTGCTTTTGTTGGTGCTATTACAGGTGCTGTTACTGGTAACGTGACTGGTAACGTGACAGGAAATGTAACTGGTAACGTCACAGGTAACTTGACTGGTAACGTAACAGCTTCCACAGGTTCTTCATCGTTCAACAATGTAACCATTAACGGTTCATTGGACATGAACTCAGGTACTGCAGCAACCATCACAGGTCTTGCAACACCAACTAATAGTACAGATGCAGCCACTAAAGGCTACGTAGATACCTCAGTAGCTGCTGTAGTGGCTTCAGCTCCCGGAGCATTAGACACACTTAATGAACTTGCAGCAGCTCTTGGTAATGATGCTTCATTTTCAACCACTGTAACTAACTCTATTGCTGCTAAGCTTCCCTTAGCTGGTGGTACAATGAGTGGTGCTATTGCAATGGGTACGAATAAGATTACAGGTCTTGGTACTCCAACTGCAGGTACTGATGCTGCAACTAAGACTTATGTAGATAACTCAGCAGCGGCAGGACTACCTACTTCAGGTGGAACCATGACAGGTAACATTGTCATGGGAGCTAACAAGGTTACATCTACAGCTACTCCAACAACTAACGATGACCTTACACGTAAGGCTTATGTTGACAGTATCCTTGGTAGTGCAACTTCAGCAGCTACTTCAGCGTCCAATGCAGCAACTTCAGAGACTAATGCAGCTAACTCAGCTACAGCAGCCTCTGGAAGTGCTACAAGTGCTTTAGGTTACTTAAATGCCTTTAAAGGTCAGTACTATGGATCAGCATCGTCTAATCCTTCATTAGATCCTTTAGGTGCAGCTATTGGTGCTGGTGACTTGTATTACAACACTACAGTTCCTGAGATGAGAGTATATACTGGCTCTGCATGGGCAGCTGCTTACCTACCTACATCAGGTTATGCTACTTTGACAGGTACTGAAACCCTGACAAATAAGACTCTTACAAGCCCTATATTAACAACCCCTCAATTAGGTACTCCATCAAGCGGAACATTGTCTGCTTGTACAGTTGATGGTACAGACTCTGTAGGTTTTAGAAACATTCCACAGAATAGTCAATCTGCTGCCTACACATTGGTTTTAGCTGATGCTGGTAAGCACATCTTCCATCCCTCTGGTGATGCCAATGCAAGGACATACACAATCCCTGCAAATAGTTCTGTCGCTTACCCGATTGGAACAGCAATAACTTTTGTGAACATGACAAGCCAAGTGGTGACGATTGCTATTAATACAGACACAATGTATTTAACAAAAGATGGAACTACTGGTTCACGCAGTCTTGCTCAATATGGTTCAGCAACGGCATTGAAGATTACCTCTACAAACTGGCTCATTTCTGGGAGTGCTTTGACATGAGTGGTGCATTACAAGCTGTCTATCAAAACCATAGAAGTGCAGGCTTTCCTAATGGTTGGCCAGCACTCATTGGCGATGCTTTTGGTGGCGGTTACTTTGCGGGTCAAATTGATGTTAGTGGGACTAAATATAACTTAGTTGTTGCTGATAAAAGTGTTGGTGAGGCTGTTAAATTATGGGGCCCTCAAGGGGTTGATACTGGATTTACTTCTGTTATTGATGGCCCTACAAATTCAGCAGGATTAGCCGCACTTGGTATAACTTATCAAGCGGCAACATTTTGCGAAGGTTTAAATACTGGTGGATACACCGATTGGTATCTTCCCGCACTTAATGAACTAACAACTATATATTATTACTTAAAGCCTGGAACTACTGCAAATAATACAGGCACAGGTTCAACTGCAAATGCAGTAAGTCCTCAACCAATTAGCACCAATTTTACCGCTGGTGACCCTGCACAAACAACTGCGACTAGTTTTCAAACTGGTGCAAGTAGTCAAGAGTTTGCACTTCCTCCAAGTAATTATTGGACAAGCACAGAATTTAATGCTGATAGAGCAAGAATTAGAGACTTTAATACTGGTGACATTGGCGCACCAGTTAAAACTACTGTAAGTAATTATGCTCGTGCCATTCGCAGAGTTTTAGCGTAAGGAATAACATGATTTACCTATCTATTACTCAAATTGATGCATCTACAGGCATTATTTGCACAGCAGAGCCAATGAGAACTGGCCCATCGTATCCACAGATTAAAAACTGCAATATGGTTTGGTGCGACAAATCAACTTGGCCTATTGCTACTGCATCAACAGGCGCACATACAAGAGCGCCTTTGTTCTTTGGAACTTGCGATGATGATGCTGATTTAAATGTTGCTGGTGTTGTAGCTACTTACACGGCTGAAGAATACCAAGCATTAAAGACTGCTGAATATTTAGCCCGTAAGCCTTATCCAAGTTGGATTGGCAACGAAGAAACAATGACATGGGAAGCCCCTACACCTTACCCACAAGATGACAAATACTATTCTTGGAATGAAGAGCAATTAGCTTGGGTTGAAACAGTATGACACAAGAAGTATCTCATGAACAAATCTATGAGCGTCTACTGGCTGTAGAGTCTAAAGTAGACAACATAGATAAGAATACAGAACACGTAATCAAAGCCTTTAACGCTGCTTCAGGTGCTTTCTTAGTACTTGAATGGATTGCTAAAGCAGTCAAGCCTATCATTATTATAGGTGCTTTCTTCGGGACTATTTATTTAGTTATTGATAGTAAATTTAATGGAGTGAAATAAACATGGCTACTAAACCTACAACTGGTATGAAGAAGATGGGCAAAGTAATGCACGAATACAAGACAGGTACTCTGCACAGTGGCAAGGGCGGCCCAGTAGTTAAGTCACGTAAACAAGCCATTGCTATTGCCATGTCTGAGGCTAATATGGCTAAGAAGAAGCCTAAAAAAGCTTGACATTACTTTAAAAGTGTGTTAATATAGTATTATAGATATAAGGAATATTAATGGCTACGACTTATTTACAGTTGGTCAATAACGTATTGATACGGTTAAGAGAGACTGAAGTGTCGGCAGTAGGTGATACTCCTTATAGCTCTCTTATTGGTGTCTTCGTTAATGATGCTAAGAGAGAGGTTGAGGATGCTTATGATTGGAATTGTTTAACTACTACCATTGTAGTTCCAACAGTAGCAGGTACTCGTAACTACACATTGACAGGTTCAGGTCAAAGATTCCGTACCTTGGATGTCTTAAATGATACTCAAGACTATCCAATGCAATCTGTTCCTACTAACTGGATGAATAGACAGTATTATTTAGGTACAGTACAGAGTTCAGCTCCATCATATTATAACTACTCAGGTATCACAAATGATGATACTAATGTAGATGTGTGGCCTAGACCTGATAAAGTATATCAGTTAAGGTTTGAAGTAGTTATCCCTCAGATTGACTTATCTGCCAATGCTGATCTATTAAAGGTTCCTCCACACTTAGTACAGATGTTAGCATACGCTAAAGCTGTTGGTGAACGTGGTGAGGACGGTGGTTCAGGCTTTAGTGAGATTTATCAACAGTATCGTCTAGCTTTAGCAGATTCTATTGCTATTGAGAAGAATCGTTATGACGATGAAAACACTTGGGTTGACATCTAATGGTAGCTAAGCTTTTAACCACTACTGTGGCAGCTCCGGGATTCATGGGGCTGAATACACAAGATAGTTCAGTCTCTCTTGAGGCTGGCTATGCTACTGTGGCTAATAATTGTGTGATTGATAAGTTTGGACGTATTGGTGCTCGTAAGGGATGGATACTGTCTCATACAACTAATACTGACTTAGCCAGTGCTAATGTCAAAGCTCTTGGTGAGTTAATTGACAACGCTGGTAACTCATACATTATTGCTGGTGGTAACAATAAACTGTTTAAGCTTGTAGGTACTACTCTTACAACTTTAACATATGGTGGTGGTGGAACAGCTCCTACCATTACAGACAGTAACTGGCAGATGGCTCCTTTGAATGGTGTCCTGTATCTATACCAAGCTGGTCATGATCCTTTAGTGTTCGATCCTGCGGTCAGTACAACAACCTTTAAACGAGTATCTGAGAAGACTGGTTATGTAGCTACAGTGGCTAGTAACAATACAGTTATCAGTGCCTATGGTCGTACATGGAGTGCTAATAATTCTACAACTAAGAGTACCATTCAGTTCTCAGACTTACTTGCAGGTCATGTCTTAAGTACTGGTACAGCTGGTACACTGGATGTAGCTCAGGTGTGGCCTAATGGTGCTGATGAGATTATTGCATTAGCTGCTCACAATAACTTCTTAATTGTCTTTGGTCGTAGACAGATTCTTATCTACTCTAATGCTACAGACCCCAATAATCTTACATTGTCTGATGCTATTACAGGCATGGGCTGTGTAGCTAGAGACTCAGTAGTAGCCACTGGTAGTGATATTCTATTCCTATCTGACTCAGGTGTACGTTCATTGATGCGTACCATTCAAGAGAAGTCAGCACCAATGAGAGATATTAGCTCCAATGTACGTGATGACATTGTACTTGAAGTTAGCTTAGAAACTGCAGCTGACATTAAAGCCGTATACTCAGACAAAGAAGCCTTCTATCTGTTGTCTCTGCCAGCTCGTCAGTTGGTGTACTGTTTTGATATGAGATCACAGCTTCCTAATGGAGCCAACAGGGTTACAACATGGGATGGTCTGGTTCCAACATCATTTAAGTACACTCGTAATAAAGACTTGTTATTTGGTAAGGTAGGTACTATCGGTACTTACTCAGGTTACAAAGACAATGCTAATTCATACTTAATGAGATACTACACTAACTACTTTGACTTCCAGTCACCTACTGTGATTAAGATCATGAAGAAAGTAGGCGTAACAGTTATTGGTGGTCAAGGCTATGCAGTTACTTTAAAGTTTGGCTTTGATTACAGCGACATCTTGAACACCAGACAGTTTGCTTTGGCTAATGCAGCCATTGCAGAATACAACATAGCTGAGTACAACATTGGTGAGTATGGTGGTTCAGCTTTTGATAACAAGATTATTAATATTGGTGGCTCAGGTAAGGTTATTCAATTAGGCTTTGAAACCAATGTATTTAATAAATCAATATCCATTCAGAAACTTGATGTCTATGTTAAGACAGGGAAGACACGATGAGTAACTATACTAAAGCAACTAACTTTGCAGTTAAAGATAGCCTTTCAACTGGCAATGCAAACAAGATCATTAAAGGTACTGAGATTAACACTGAGTTTGATAATATTTCTTCGGCAATAAGTTCTAAACCTGATGCTAATAATGGTGCTCTTACTGGAACAGCCACTGCAGTGAATCTTACTGTCTCTGGTACTTTAACGGCTACTATTGATGGAGGTACATACTAATGGCTGATCCCTTTGACTGGACAAGTTTACTTGGCCCACTAATCGGCACTGCAGGTAGTGTCTACGCTTCTAACCAAGCTGCTAATGCTACCACAGATGCTGCTGCACAAGCTGCACAGATGGCTCAATTCAGACCTGTAGGAGTTACTACTAGGTTTGGTAAGTCAGGCTTTAACTATGATGAGAATGGAAAGCTTATCGGTGCAGGTTATCAGGTAGCCCCTGATGTAGCTGCAGCCCGTGAAGGCTTGATGGGAATGGCTGGTACTGGCTTAGGGCAGGCTCAGCAGATTCAAGCATATCAACCTACTGTCAATGCCCAAGCTGCAGGACTGTTTAATTTAGGTGCTGGCTACACAGCTCAGAATCCTCAACAAGTAGCTCAGAACTATTTGAATCAACAGCAACAACTGCTGGCTCCCGGTCGTGAACAACAGCTTGCACAGTTGAGTAATATGCAACAACAGCAAGGACGTATGGGTCTAGCTACAGGTGCAACTAATGCAGGATATACTGCAAATGCTCCCGGCTTAGCAGCTTCAAATCCTCAGTTTGCAGCTATGTACAATGCTAGAGCACAACAAGATGCTCAGTTGGCTGCTAATGCTCAACTAGCTGGACAGCAGCAAGTACAGTTTGGTCAGGGTCTAATGACTGGTGGATTGAACTTAGCAGGTCAAGGTTTTGGATTGCAGACACAAGCTCTGGCTCCATATACTCAGTATGCTCAAGGTGCTGTTAACTTGGAGAACTTAGGTCAGAATGCTTTGACTCAAGGTTCAGCTTTGGGTGCAGCCAGTACAGCAGGTGCTACTAATGCAGCTAATATGCAGAATGCAGCAGCACAACAAGCAGCAGCTTTGCAACTTGGACGTAACAATGCTGTAGTAGGTGGTTTAACAGACCCTATTAGTCAGTTGATTAGTGGTCTATCTAGTGGTGGTACTGGCGGTGTTAACTACAATGCTGTTATTAATCCCTACTTCCAGACATCTTAAGGAATAACATGGCTACTCAAGGAATTCAAGGTTTATTTGGAGGCATGGGTACTCCTGAGGAAATGCAACGTCAAGCTGTAGAGCAGAAGGCTTTGCAGTTTTCACAGATGTCTCCTCAGCAACAGACATCCTATAACATCTACAAGAACACAGGTAACTTAGGTCGTGGCTTAGCAGGTGCTATGGGTGTTGATGTTCAAGACCCTGCAGTACGTCAAGCTACAATGCTTCGTCAACTGGCTTCACAGTTTGATACTAACACGCCTGAGGGTTTGAAGCAGATGGCTCAAGCTCTGCAATCTACTAATCCTGAACTTGGTATGCGAGTTATGCAGCAAGCTCAGGCTATGGAAGAGCAGATGGCTAAGACAAAAGGAGCTACTGCTGAAGCACAGAAGAAAGAGCTATCAGTCCAACAAGAAGCTGCTTTGCGTAATGAACTAGCTGCCCTTGGCCCTGATGCAACTCAAGAGGATATTCTTAAAGCTGTAACTAAGTATGGTTCTGCTGATAAGGTTATGACTGTATTGCAGTCAGCTGCTGATAAGAATATTCAACGTGAGCAAGCTGCACAACTTCAACGTGAACGTCTAGATTCACAAGTACAAGCTCAACGTGAACGTCTTGATGCACAGATGGAAGCTGCTAAAGAACGTGGTGCTACAGCTAAAGAAATTGCTCAAATGCGTATTGATTCAAGCCAAGTTATTGCTGGAATGATGGCTAGTATTCGTCAGCAAACACTAGATGATAAGCGCACTGAAAAACAAGCTAAAGAAGAAGCACAGAAACAAGGTGTAGTAGCTTCCTTTGACAGTGCTTTAGACACTCTTAATCGTATTGCTACTCACCCCGGTAAGTCTAGTGCTGTGGGCTTTGGTGGTACAACAGCTTCAATGATTCCCGGTACTAATGCTGCAGGTTTTGCTTCACAACTTG